ACAACGAAGATAATAGATTACGTTTATTCATAAAACGTCTCCTTGTGTTTTTTATTGTTAAGACACATTTTTCTACAGGTGTGTCGTCTGCCTGTCCGCATTTTTTTAATTTGCATAATCTTGGTCATCATTATCACCAGTAGTAGATACCACCTCGACATCACAAAAGTCTCCATCACAAAACTTTTCCACATTTGCTTCTTCTTTATGAATCACACCAAAAGAAAGTTTACTAAGTTTCTTAACTTGTTTATCGTATTCTTTCTCGTCTATAGATTCATATGGCATTTGTGGGTAAGCTCCGTAGTCATGTCGTGGTAGTAAACTAATACCTTTTAAATGATATTGATAATAGTTTAATACATGAGGAATTTGTTCACCCTCTTTTTCTGGATCGAATGTAACCGTACAACTTACTTGGTTGTCTGCCCAATGTCTTTGTAAGAAAGCAGCTAAACTAAATTGTTCCCAAATGGAAAGTTCAGCTGCTGTCCTTATTCCCTCTCCTACATCTACAGGCACTTCAACAACCATCGTTGTATCTTCTGAACCAAAAGCAGGTTCTACTTTATATCCTGCTTTTTTCAATGGTTCTAATAATTCTGAATGTTTTGAAACCCTTATTCTTCTTATATAAAATCTTGATTCAGGATAGTGAAGACCGGGTGTTGCACCAGCCAATAATGAAACTGTGCCACTAGGTTTAACTGAAGTAGTTTTGATTGAGTTCGGTACAGCGAACCAATCAGAATATTGATTGTCCCATTCTTGAATTGTATCATATCCTTTCTCCAACCAATTTCTAAATTCGTGTAAACCGTGTTTTGTAATAAATTGTGCGACACCACTTACACTACATCCTATTCTTCTGTTTCTTAACATAACTCTATTAGTCTCTGACCAATGAGTTCTTCCTAATGTAACTGTCTTAGCATATAGATAAGCATATTTTAAAGTTCTTTGATAATCTTCTAACGAATCATGATTATTTGGAAAGGTTTCTACAAGACAACATAGTTCATATGACTCCAATGATTGTTCTAAACAAGGATTACCACCAGCTACTCTATGGTCTTTATCATCTCCACCATTTTTCATACGAGAATAATGTCTCATATTATCTAACCAAGCAAAACCTGGTTCTCCATTGTCTACTATTCGTTTGGAAGCTTCAGTATAATCCATACCCAATTCTGCAAATATACTATTATTACTTGTCCATCCATATTGATCTCTGTGTGGGTTTACTTCATAATTCTTTAGGTCTAGATATTCCTCATCGTGTGGATCTCCAAATACAATCTCAGCAGTTCTTCTTACATTACCAGCTACTACACATTTTCCTATAAGATTCATAATATCAACGATTGTGGTTACCGTGATTGGTTCTCCACTATTTTTTTCTAATACTTTTTTAATATCTTCATGTACTTCCATTAAAGGTTCAGGTCCTGAACTTACTCCACCAAACCCTTTAATTGGAACTCCTGCTGGTCTTATTTCTGCATAATCAAAATTAATTTTTGGTTGTCCATGAAAATAAGTTTCCAATAATAATCTTAGAGATTCTACCCAACCCTCACGAGTATCAGGTATTACATACTTAGTACTTCTTGTTTTATCAATACCCTTTACTACTATTTCACCAGCACCTTTTGTGTCGAATCCAACTCCAACACCTAACATACTAGCATCCATAAGGAAACAGAATGGTTTCGAGTAATCCTCTTTAATTGTACTTGTAGATACGAAAGCACAATTATTCAAAGCCGCATACAATCCTTTCTCTTCTGTAACTGGTGTTCCCATAGCCCACAAACCACGACCTGGTGGTAGAAACTTCATCGTGAAAATCCTCTCATACATATCTTGAGCTGACTTTTGTGCTTGCCATGGATTCCACCCTAATTGATGTGAGTCAATCCAATTCTTTTGCATGGTGTAAGTACCTTCAACCACTCGTTGAACGGTTTCCCACCATCTCTCATTTTTTCCATCTTCTTTTACTCTTGAATATGTTCTCATGTAAACTAACTCACCAAGACCATTAAAACCAAATGGTGGCTTTTTTCTTTTGTATTTATTTATAAACTTTTCCGATAACGTAAATTTTTCCATTCTGTACCCTTAATTATTCTTTCCTAGTAACATAGATAAATATAATATATATTGAATCTAAATTACTATTTTATTCAAATCCCTCAACTTTTTTTTCCATATCTTTATATTTGTTCTTTAATTCTTTTCTAAGAAACTCTTGACTATTATTCATCTTATCTTGTGTCTCTTTTCCGAACTGACTACTACCCTCGTGTATCTTTACGACACCAATATTTGTATTAATAGTGGATGGATATGTAACACCATCAATACCAAACCTATTTTTTATCACATGAAACCTACCTGTGTTTGCTATCTTGTCCTCTACCTTACGACTCATACTCATAACAAAGTCAGCTGTCATCACCTTACTATAATCTTCAGCTACTTTGTCAGCACCAATAACATCCTCTTCAAGAGCTGAACGATTAGCCTGTGAAGCTGTCCATATTGGAATCTCCAACTCACCAGCTAGTCCACGTAAATCTTCATAGATATTTCCTATTGCATGTCGTTTCTCTTTAAAATTACCTGTAGGCATTAAAATGTCTGCATAGTCTACAATTACCATATCGACATCAATACCACTTAATTCTATCTGTTTTAAATGTGAACCCAATGTTTGAACTGATGCTGCTTTAGTTGGAAAATATTTAATAAGTAATTTACCAGGTAACTTTGATATTTTTTTCTGTACATCTTCTTTATGATATTTTATGTTTGCAGTTGTAACTCCACTAAATATAGAATCATATCTAAGTCCAACATAATTTTCATTTAACTCAAGAGAATAATGTACAACAGTTTTACCTTTTTTTATTACTTCAGAACCTAAAGCTTGTAATGTCCAAGACTTACCAATACCAGCAGGAGCAACAACAACACCAAGTTCACCAGGACCTAAACCACCATCTGTTATATCATTGATAACATCCCACGGAGTTTTGACAGTTATTCTTGCTGACTCCTCCAACCTTGCTTCTAAAGATGGAACATAGTCATGACCTAAATCTCTTGTTGTACCTGCTTTCATTGCATCATCTATAATTGACTTTATACCATCATAATTTTTATTTTCTAATAATTCAACTGATTCTAGTATTGCATTCTTTAATGTCTGATTCTTACAGAAATCCAAAGTTTCTGATTGTACAAACTCTAAGTCTGTTGCTTCTATGTTTTTCCAAACATCTCGTAATTTTTCTACAACACCAGATTTTAATACATCATTATCTATCTCATCTATTTTATATTTTATTACTTCTAAAGTTGGTTGTTTTTTATACTCATAGAAATATTTTCTAATATTTTTTACCAACCATTTATCGGAATCAGAATCAAACATATCTGGTTCTAATATATCACTAATAGTTTGGATGAACTTTACATCACTCATTAGTGAAGCTATAATTTTAGATTGAAACGATGTTCCAAATTGTGTTAGTGTTTCACTCATTTACTCTCCTTCCTAAAAACAAAAACAGGTTCGTATTTGTAACCTGCTCCCATAACACTTGATAAAGTTAATTGTAATGTATCCTCTTGAACAAATCCCAACTCTTTGGATATACGAATTGTTTCTTCTTCGATGAAATTATATTTAGGTGTGTTAGCAATATTCATTAACATATACTTATTATCTTTTAAACCATCATAGCAGTTTTGAATTGTTTTTCTTAAAAACCCGTTTACCCAACCATCTTTAGTTGGAAACTTTTTATAACTTTGTGTGTCTTCGTCTGAATATTTTTCAGTATCAAAGTATGGTGGTGAAGTAAAACATAAGTCGAGTGACTCTTTTTTAGGTTTGTATTCTTCACTACCGAGTTTATAAATATCAACTTGTTTTTCAAAATACGAAAAATCTTTCACCATCTTCTGAAGTCCATCGTAAGTTTTAGATGATGGTTCTGTACCAATGTAATGTTTAGTATTTGATGCAGCTAGAAAACCTAATAATCTTCCACCCCATCCACAAGACATATCCCATACAACATCACCACCAAACTTCTCATATATCAGTTTAGCAGCAGTTGGTCTGAAGTTACTAACAGACTGTGTACCACTATAAATTTTTAGAGATTGTCTAAATCTGTTTTCTCTAAATTTCTTTTTATCTCTACTCTCTTTCGAACCCCAATGTTTTACACTCCAATTCCAACACTTTCTAATCGTTGATTTTAACTTATCGTCATCTAAAAATATCTCCATTGGTGACATCTTAGCACCACCACAACGAATTTCCCAAAAATGTGGAAAGTATGTCCATGCCAACCTCAAACAATGCATGGTTTGCATAATCTGATTATCTATAAAAATAGTATCAATATCAAACTTTCTAAGTTTTTTCATATGGGTGTATTTTTCATCGTCACGAATAGTATAATGTGGAAATCCATACTTTCTATAATACTTGAATATTATTTCTACACCCTCTTCAATATCTATATCATTAATATTATTAGTGACTCTATGATATTCTAACTCAAGAGAGTCTACATCTAAAAATTTGTTCAATACTTCGTAATTTACATTCATTTATTATGTGTCTTCTCTGCGTAACTATTTAATTGATTAAAATTATTTAATAACCAACTTGTTACATTTGGTAATGCTGTAAACAACTTGTCTTCTAAAAACATCTTCTCGAACTTAAACTTTATCAATCTATTGATTGGTGAGTTTACTGCATCGATTATTTTTGTCTTTGTAGAACCTGAAATATCCACATCAGATAATTGCATCAACTTGTAGTTTAGTTCTATAGTATCTTTATGTTCTGGTAATTCATTTAAAACTTCATCCATTTTCACTATACGATTTTCACTAAGAAATGGTAGCTTCTTCTGAATAGTTTTTAATCCAAGACCACGAACACCACTAATATTATCTGACTTATCACCATCTAGAACTCTATACCAAATATAATTATGAGATGATATACCATATTCATCTAACACCTTATCCTCATCGTACATTTTCTTTTTAGTTGGACTCCAAATTTTTATTCTACCATTAGCCAATTGTAAGAAGTCTTTATCAGTAGACATAATGGTAATTTGAGAATCAGTAAGAACTTGTCTACAGATATATCCAATTGTGTCGTCAGCTTCGATGTTATCATAAGATAATACAGTTACTGGTAATGTATCTAAATACTCAACCACTCTTTGTATTTGCATAATCATATTCATCTTTTCATCATCTTGTGATGCAAAACTATTAGAACGATTAACTCGATACTTTGTTTTTCTGTTTTGTTTATACTCAGGATATATTTTGCGACGGCGATTAGAACCACCCTTACCATCAAAAGCAATGATGACACGAGTGGGCCTAATCATATTTATTACATAACCAATACTTCTCAAGAAACCAACTATTCCACCAATGTGAATACCATCATCATTGGTAGTTGGTATAACACTAAACACTCGGATAAACGTGTTTAAGCCATCTATGATTAGTACTTTGTCATTTGGTTCACCACCGTCTAGTGAACCACCTTTTTTCTTTATCTCATCGAGTATAGACAAATATTTTGCATTACTCACTTGGTTCCTCTTCGATTACAACATCGTCAATTCCAAAGTTCTTTTCATACTTCAGAACAACTTTGTCACAAATCATTTGATAACAATGTGACTTGAAGTCTTCATCATCAAGATACTCGGGCCAGTCTTTAGATTGAAACTTAATCTCATTACCATTGTGGTCATCCATAGTATACCATGCTCCACCTTGTTTTACGAGTTTATGTTCTTTCATGACTTTCAACCAACTACCTTCATTATCAATACCACTCTCGAAATAAAGTTCGAAATCGGCGTGTCTCATGGGTGGGCCAAGTCTATTCTTAATAACTTGAGCTCTCATCTTCATTCCGATAGTATTGTTTTTCTTGTCTTTGATTTGACCAACGTTCTTTAATCTGATACGAGTTGATGCGTGAAATGGTAAAGCTTTACCACCACTTGTTGTCCAAGGATCTCCAAACATGACACCAAGTTTTTGTCTAAGTTGATTTGTAAATACAAGAGCTATCTTCTGTCTTCCAATCATCTGAGTGATTTTTCTCATTGCCTTTGAAAGAATAATAGCTTTAGAAGTAGCCCAACCATCTTTATCGAACTCTGCTTCTAACTCTACTTTGGTTGAAGCTGCAGCCAATGAATCTACTAAGATAGTAACTAATCTATTCTTATCAGATTCACGAACTTTTGCAACAATCTCTTCAATAGCAGAGAAAATATCTTCTACCGTTTCTAGATGTAAGTACAACATACTTTCAACATCTAAACCAATAGCTTCTAAGAACTCTGTACTGACAGCAGTCTCTGTATCTATGTAAACAGCAACACCACCCTTTTTCTGTGTCTCAGCAAGTATGTGAGCACCGATTAAAGATTTACCACTTGACTCAAGACCATTTAATTCTGTGATTCTACCAACTGCAATACCACCATCTGGTCGATTGGATATTGCCAAGTCTAACATTGTAGAACCTGTAGAAATAAAATCTTTTACATCTGTGGGTGTTGTGTCTGAACCATCCAAGAAGTATGCAACTTTCATATCCTTGAATTGTTTATTAATTGTGTCAGCTAAGACACCAGCTAATTCGTCTCTAGTAGACATAAGTTTCTCCTAATTAAAAGTGGGTGTGTCCGGCTTTATATCAATTTCACACACTCGGTTTTATTAGCGTTGGCTTCAACACCCACAATTATAGATTATTTAATTATTAAATAAATCATCAAACGCATCTGATGTTTCTTTAGAATTATAAGAAGCAGGTTCTACTTTTGGAGTAGATTCTTCTTCTTTTTCTTCTTCAGATGAACCACCATTTAGATACTCATTCAATGCATTAGTCAACTCATCATAAGAAAGTTCTTGATAGATATCAGTAATATTCTTTTGATTTTCAGTTAACGACTCCATCATTGAAGCATCTTCGGTGATAGGTGTTTGATTAGGTTTTACTCTTATCGAGGTAGATGGGAAACTAGCACCAGTTTCTTCAGCTGTTTTGAACTCTACAGCAACATCACGACCACTAACTTGGTCTGTAATATCACCATAATCTGGATCTGCGATTATAGAAAGAAGTTCTTGATAAACAGTCTTTCCAAATCCCCAAAACTTAACCCCTTGACCTTCTTCACCACGAACAACTACAGGTGCATAAGTTCTCATTTTCGCTTCAACCTTTTTACCTAAACGGTAATCATCTTTTGAACCAGTTCCTTTTAATTTCTGAGCGAACTCTTCAATCGGGTCTGGTCTACCAAAAGAAATTGGTGATAGATAATTCTTTCCACCTAAGTCGTAATGAAAATACAACTCGATGAATGGATTATCTTTGTTGAACTTATAAGGC